ACCGAAGAAGTTGATCGTGGCATTGCTGATGTCAGCAAGCATGACACGGAGGGCCATGTACTCGTACGCATCGAAGTTGCCACTGAGCTGCACGGGGTGCAGGAAGACCTTGCTGGCCGCATTGCCCAGCAAGAAACAGATCACGGCTTCGAAGGCTTCGAAGTCACCGGCCACCCACAAGTCGCCCGGTATCTTCTGAGCGAGACGATGGATGTCATCCCACTCTTCAGAATGGGTATTGAGCCCCACAGCAATGCCCATGACGTCGCGCTTGCGGATGAGCACCCTACAAAGTCCGAGCGTGCTCATGCGCACATTAGTGAGGAAGGCAAGCGGACACATGTAGATGGCGCGCGCCTTACCAAGCGCCACCTTCGCCTTCGACAGCATCTCGTTCTTCCAGCACGCGTCGTATATAGCATGTGGCCTCGTGCCAGCACGCATCATGTCACGCATCTCCTCAACTTCACGCAAGGTGTCAGCATCGAACCTACGGAAACTGTCCCACACATCGTACTTCTCGGGCTCTGTGAGAAACTGGAGCTTGGGCCCACGCTTACCGTGTCCTGCAGAAGTGGCGTGTTTCTGGGCATCAACGTTGGGCACACCGGGGTAGCCGTTGACAGCGACCTCAACAGGCACAGGGTGGATGTCACTCAGGTCCTCTTCGGTGAAGTTCTCGGCGATATGCTCCTTGTACGCCTCAACACACGCACGCACAACCATCTCGTTCATGCTGTGCGTGGGATGCAAGTACTTCTCAAGCACCATCTGGGGTTGTTTCCAGCCAGAATTGCGAGGTGCACTCATGTTGTCCACGATGGGCGGATCAAACTTGGCGCCAGAAGCGAACACATGTTGGGCATACGGGGTGTACGTTCCTGTGAACTTGGGGCGCGCGACAAACGACTTAAGTTGGCCGTGCGTCATGATGTGCCCATCCCTGTGGTAATCCGTGTAGAGCTTGTCCTTAGGACCGAGTGACAAGAACTGACCAACCTGGGCAATAGGATACGCGGGCTTGATGATGCCAATCTCGGGATGGCGTTCGTCATCAAAGTCTTCCCGGCAAATCTTCACAGC